AAAGATAAATATCTTAAAATTAGTATCAAAAAAAAGATGCGTGAAGAAAAAGCAATTCAAAAGGAATCCAAAAGAAAAATAAAATGGCTTATTAAAGTAGCTTCAAAACACATTATAAATTCTGCTGTTAACGATGAAACCCATTCTGCTTTTAGTGTTAATCTTAGCGATGAAGAATGTAAAAAAGCACAAGAAATATTAAATAATAAATTTAATTTTATGTTGATATCCGTATCAACTTGCGGATATCATACTGTAACAGTAATATGGCAATTAAAGGAGATATAAAAGAATGTTAATAATAATTAGAAGTACAAAGAACAAGAAGCCAGAGTTTGGTAAATATGACAAGCTAGTATGTGCTAATCCAATAGGGAAGTATATCGAGTATGTGGTAGATCATAAGACAAAGAAGTATATTTTAAAAGAAAAGAATATGAATGCTTATATTAGAAATATACTAGAGGACAACACAATAAAGATTGTATTACTTCCTGAACTAGCTTTAGAGTACAAGTCTTATGATGAAGCTCTAGCTATGCAGAAGATTCTTAATAATTCAGGTAAGAACATAGACATTGATGTTATTGAAGTATTAGATTAATAGTAAGTCTATATATACTATAAGTAATCTATATACTATAAAGAATAATAATATAATAAATATACTGGAGACTATAATATATGTTAAGTAATAAAGAAATAAATATTATAACTAGATTTATAGAATATACTAAAATGAACTTTGATATAGACTTCTCTACAAGCCCTAATTCAACTTATGACTTAGTAAAAAAAGCTTTTACGAGGATTTCAAGAGATAAGCTACCAATCTTTAGGCTTGAAGCCAAAATATCAAAAAAGAAGCAAGATTATGAGGATGTCTCTCGTCCTTATGTAAGAGGGGAATCCTACGGTGGAGATGGTGGTGGCTCTCCAATCAATTCCTTTAAGGTATCGTTTGAAGAAAACATTCATGTTCTAAGAGCAGAACTTGAAGAAGAGATTTCAAGTTTAACTGTAGATAAGCTTATCCTGGAGAAGCAACTAAAGAAAGAATTTGACTTATTTGAAGAAGTCTTAACATTATTACCAAATGAGACACAAAGACAGATTTTCTTACTAACATTTCTAGAGAATAAGAAGTATGTAGACATATCAATAGACTTAAGTTATTCTTACAACACAATCTGTCAATACGTTTCAAACGGGATAAGAGATATTTCTAAAAAAATAAAACAATATAGAAAAATATAGGTTTTTAAAGCTTATAATGATAGTGTAGAAAGTATGAATAATACAATCTACTAAGGTCACTCCTTACAATAAACACATTCTAATTTTTTTATTTCTTGCATTTGAAAGAGGCTAGTATCATTCCTAGCCTTTTTCTTTTCTCCTAATCAATCTTTGAAAATTGAATATTTAGTCAAGCATCCAGTCTACCCGTCCTTTAAATTAGAAATAATGCAAAATTATAAAATGTCATGATTAATCTCCAATGTAAAATGATAGTTAAGATTCCCCAGATCGATTGAAAAATTAAATAATTAAAAACTATAAAATCAAGGCTGGATGTTTAACTAAGTACTCAATTACTACTATATACTATAAGTTATCTATAAGACTATATATTAAATATATTATTTATATATTCTAGATAATAATTATTATTATATATATACATAAGACTATAAGTATACTAAATACTATAAGAAAGAGAGGTACTATATATATGAATGGTTTCTTAGATAGAGACTTAAAGAAATGTATTAAGAATACTAATAAATCTAAAGCTATAAAAGAGAAGCATAGACTTAAAGATAGCACTTCTCTAAATGAGGTAGCAGAACGTGCTTCAAGTGCTAATCCATTTGTTTGGAAGAAAGATATTAACATCTGGTTAACGGATGAAGGACAACTTTATTTACAGTCTTGGGCTAACGATGGTTTATCAAACGAAGAGATAGCCAAGAAGATGGGAATAGGCGAAACGACCCTTTATAGATGGTGCAACACCGACGAAAGAATAAGGAGTGCCATTATGCGTGGACGTGACACTATGACTATGGACGTTGAGAACATGTTATATAAATGTGCTATGGGCTTTAAGTACACAGAGCAACAGGTTACAAAGGATGGAGACATAGTTGAAGTTGAGAGATTTTATGAACCTAGTGCAGAAGCTCAAAAGTTCATTCTTACAAATAGACGTAGGGATAAATGGAAGAGTAAGCAAGAGGTAGCATTGGAAGCTCAAGTACAAGCAGAGGCGAAAGTAGAGAATAAGATTGTTACTGCCGAAGATGTAGCTAAATCTATTTTAGACAACGATGATCCTGATGAGTTCGAGATGCCTGGAGAAACTGAAGAAGTGATGACAGATGAGACTTAAGCTTGGTTACAAGTTCAAGAAGTTCGTTAAGTTATTAGATATTAAACGCTATGGCATCGAGACGGAAGTTCTAGAGGGTCAAACCTCAGCAGGTAAAACAACCGTAGGAATAGGACTTAAACTTATACTACTTGCTGCACTGTCTCCTAAGAAGCTACACTTGCTTTGTGCTTATACTCTAGGTAAGTTAGAATCTAGTATCATCATTAAAGAGCATGGTATCTGTGATATAGCCAAAGACTATGGTTATAAGGTTGAATACTTCCCAAACGGAAAAGGAGATATAAGACTGGCTCATTTAGTTGTTTATGGAAATAATCCTAAAGACGATAAGATTATCTATTGTGCTGGTTATAGCGATAAGACCAAATGGAAAGACATCTTAGGTAATCAGTATGGTATAGTTGGAGTTGATGAAGCAAACATTGCAGATATAGACTTCATGAGAGAGTTGTCAATGAGACGTGATTATTGGATGATTACTCTTAACCCTGACGACCCTAATCTCCCAATCTATAGTGAATTTATCAATCATTGTAGACCTCTTAAGGAATTCGAAAAAGATTACCCACAAGAACTATACAATCAGCTCCTTTCTCAAAAAATGAAAAAAGGTTGGATACATTGGTACTTTACAATGGATGATAATGCAGCCTTAAGCGAAGAGAAGAAGCGACAGATTAGAGAGTCAGTTCCAATTTCAAGTAAACAATACAAGAACAAAATTCTTGGAATTAGAGGACGTAGTGAGGGATTGGTCTATGATGAATTCAATGATAACAAAATCATAAAATACGACCAGTTTAAATGGTTGCCAAATGAATTTATAAGTAAAGTTATTTGTGGATTAGACTCAGGCTTGAACAATGATGCGACAGCCTTAGTTACAACGCTACTAACAACAGCAGGACGACTTCTTGTGATGCCGTCCTTTTATTATTTACCAAAGACGGGAAGCAACGCTAACAGTCAACAAGCTATCAATATAGCTAAGTGGTTAAACTTCTGGCTTCCAAAGTTTGGTGTAAACATCACAAATGCAGTACACATCTATGGAGACTCTGCAGCTATCACTCAAGATTTAATCTATGAAATAAACCTTAAGACTCCATTCAGAGCCTCTAAGGTTGAAAAGAAAGACATCTTGAAAGATACCCAAAGAGTTAAGTCCATCATAGGAAAGGATGATTTCTTTTACATCGTGGATGCTGGTTATAGAGACCCACTAAATCCAACTCAGGTGTTAGGCAATAATGATATGTTCATTGTTGAGCTTAACAACCAAATTTGGGATATAAAGAAGAATCAGCCAATGGACGGTAACGACCACTGCATAGATGCTTTTAAGTACGCATCTTACTACATTTACTATATGTGTAGACAAGTAGTGTAGTTTGATAATAAAGAAGAGAAAGGAAAGGAGAGAGAAAATGGCAACACTAAACGACTACGAGAATAATAATGGTAGAGAGCGCAGCAATGCTTATTTACCCAGTAGCATTAGAGCCTTTGTTGGTGCTTCTGATAGAGTAATGACTCAAGACTTTCAAGCATTCTTACCAATGTATCAAGGTGTAGAACAGCTTGCAGTATTTAACAATAGACTTGCTGCAGAATTCGCTTGTGGCTTTACTAAATTAAATCTTGAGACATTGAGAAGTGGTGCAGCACCTAGACTACTAAACATTTTAGTGTCTAAGACTTGCGGCAAAGTGTGGTATCAGGGTAAAGGAGAAGAAAAGAAATTCAATGAGAAGTTGGATAGAAACTACTTTACTGATGTACTAGGTAAGACATTTACTGAAACAGCACAAACAGGAAGATCCATCATGGTGCTTTACAACAAGACTGATGAAGACTTGGAAATAAGCACATACAACTTGTTTAGACATCGTATTAGGAAAGATAAGCTTAATAACGTCCTTGAGGCTTGGATTTATCTCGTTAAGTTAAATACTGATATGTCTGATTATGAGAATGTCGTATGTGAGCATAGATTCTACAAAAAGACTAAAGATAAGGCTACAGACAAAGAAGTAATCAAACCATATCAAGAGTTCTTGGTTTATGCTATAGACTATAGAAACAGTACAAGAAAGGAAGCTAAAACTTCAGTACTAGAACAAGTGCCAGAGGCTATTCAGAATAACTTCCCTAACATTAAGTTCAATAGCGCTGTGGAGCTAAACCTACCAAGTATAGGAGTCTATAACATTAGACAGTCAAGTACTAATAAAAAGTTCTTGGATAGTGATGTTCCAGAAGCAATGTTTGTTGATGCTCTAGACACTATTGTTGAACTTGAAACAGGCATTACAGGTAAAGAGGTAGATAAGAACATAGGAAGAGGTCAAGTGCTAGTTCCTGAATTTGAACAGATGCCAGACTCTTATATGGATTTAGATCTTGGTGGCAGAATGATGCGTACTGTATCTACTGGAGCTACTAAAGACCCAATGTTCAAGAAATACCCTAGTAGAAGTACTGAGGATAGTAAACCTCAAAATGTGCAGTTTGACATAAGAAGTGCTGATTGGATAAGCCAAATTGACAATGCTGAAGCTAGACTGTGCGCTTGTGTTGGTGTATCAGTCCTTGATTATGACCCTAGATTACTTCAAACAGGGCAAAGAACTGATGATGAAATAAACGCCATGACAGATATAACAGCACAGACAGTAAAGGATTTAAGAAATAGAAATGAAAAGGAAATAAATCATTTACTCGCTGATGTAGCTGCTTATTTCAAACTAAACCCTGTAACTATTCGTTGGAGTTTAGAAGCAATCTTAAACCCTAGTAAGAACATTGCTTTAATAAATCAAAAGTTAACCTCTGGATTAATTAGTAAGAAAGCTGCAGTAAGACAGGCTAACCCTGATTTGTCCGAGGATGAATTTGATGAGATGTATAAAGAGATTGAAGCAGAAACAAAGGCTAACCCTGTAACTACTCCACAAGCTTACGAAAACTTCTAGGAAGTAGGTGTTAATTATGACACCAGAACAGGGAAAGAAAATAGTCTTAGTAACAGAGAAAGCACAAGTTGAGCTTAAGAAGATTCTTAATGCTGCAATGCTAGTGCCTCAAATGACAAGACGTGATGTTAAAGCTTTAGTCGATGCTTTAATTAAGCAAGTAAGAGATGAACTTGAAGAACTTGATGCAGAGCCTCTTATGATTGAAGAAACTATACTAGGAATTCAAGAAACGTTTTTAACGCAGTATTCCTTAATAGTTGAATACTTTAAAAGGGAAGCAAAGAAAAATGAAAAAAACAAGAAATTTCTTACTGTAAAATGGATTGCTCTATCGAGTAAGGATGGAAGTGGTTATGATGCTCAATCGTTGGTTATTGGAGATAGTGAGGACGTAAAGGATATATCTAAACTAAATCTTAGAGATTTTATGACTGAATACGATGAAGCCTCAGAGGGATACTACATTAACTATCCAGAGGCTATAAGAAATACAATGAATGAAATGACAAACCAAATAGCTAGTGCTAGTGTTGAATTCAACCATACTTCAATTCGTTCAAGTGCTGAATTAAGCGTGAGATATAATCTCATACAAGAAGATTTAAAGCGAATCGGAGAGAAAGGCTTTGTAGTAGCAACACAACACGCTAATGCTTCGGAGCGTTGTTCTTGGTGGCAAGGTAAGTTATTTATCATTGATTTCGATGTCGAGTCTCGTCAAATGTCAGAATATCCAGGTAAGGAAGTAGTCAAACCTTTAGTTAAACCAATAGGTAAGATTGACGGAAAACCTTATTACTCACTAAAAACAGCTTGTGAGAATGGGTTCCTTTCTTATAACTGTCAGCATAGACTCGTAAAGTACGAAAAGGGTATGCACATGCCTACTCCTTTAAGTGCTAATTTAGTATCAAAGCGAAGAGATATTTCTCAGAAGCAAAGATACCTTGAAAGATGTATCAGACAAGCCAAGACTGATGAATTAGTCTTAGTTGGCTTAGAAGATAGAAAAAAGGCTGTAGAGAGGTCTAAGAAGTACCAAGCGATGTATAAAGACTTCTGTAAGTCGAATAATGTGCCAATGTACCAATGGCGTACTCAGGTTACATTCTAATAAAGGAGTGAGATATGGAAATATTACTCATTCTTTGCTTAGTCGCTATTGCTATAGCTGAATTAAGTAACAATCAGGATTCTAAAAAATAGAGTCCTTTTTTATTTGCCTTTAGTGGTTAGGCGTAAAAGAAACGCAACTTAATAAAATCTAGCGTGAAGCAACCACGGAAAAAGCGTAGGAGGAAATTATGAAAAGAGAAGATTTAAGAAGCAGATTAAAGGCTGCAGGTATTGAAGAAGAGAAGTTAGGAGAGGTCGTTGATTACATCATGGCTTCCAATGGTGCAGACGTTCAGTCCTTAAAGGATGAACTAGAAAAGACTAAAGCATCAAGTACAGAGGCAACCTCTAAGCATGAAGAAGAGGTTAAGACTCTAAAAACTCAACTTGCAGGATATAAGGATTATGAAGACTTGAAGAAGTTTAAAGAAGAGACTTTAGAAAAAGCCGAGAACTCCAAAAAATCTGAATTCTTAAAAGGGGTTGGATGTAAGCACCCTGACCTAATAATGAGTAAGCTTGATTTTAGTAAAGCTACTTATGATGATGTGAAAAAGACTTACACAGGACTTGATGATGATGTGAAGACTCTAAAAGAAACTTATGCTGATTTATTCGAAGTAAAGAATACACAGCAAGTAGACCCTAACCCACAAGCAAAGGGTACAGAGAGTGATTTCTTTAAACAGTATAAAGAATCACATCCTGAACTTAAGTTCTAACAACAAAAAAAATCAAAAAATATTAAAGAAAGAAAAGAGGAAAACAAATTATGCCTACATTAACAGGAAAGACAGAATACGGTAAAATCGTAGCAAAGAAATTAAGAAATGAATTAGTTACTAGAGCGCTAGCTAACACAAACTATAGAGGAGATGCTTCTGTTGCTATTGCAGTTCAGATTCCAGTAACTCCTGAATTATCTGTAAGAGACTATAGCAAGTCTACATTATCCAACAATGCACCTACAACAGATAGCAACGGTTGGATTCCATCTGTAATTGATAACGATAAGATGATTAACGTTTATCTAGATGGTTATGATCTAAATACATTACCTTATGATGATAAGGCAGATGCAATGGATAGAGCAGCTTATGCTTTAGCTAAGGCAGAAGATACTCACTTCATCACAGTATTACAGAGAGCAATCGAAGGTAAGGATAAGGCAGGTAATACTTATACTTCTACAGACCCAAGATATCAGAAAGCTGGTACTATTAGAGCTTTAGGCGCAAGTGAAGACATTTATACTGCTTTAACAGCATTATATGCAACTCAGACAAAGAAGGGTGTACCTACATCAGGTAGATGGTTATTAGTTGCACCAGAAGGATTAGCTGCTATCTTAGACTCTAATAAGGCTATTAGACAGGGAGACCTAGCACAGAATATTATTGAAAAGGGTGCTGTTGCTATGATTGCTGGTTATGAAGTTTATACTACAGCTCAGTTATCTGGTACTGCTACTGCAGCAGGTGCAGCTTCTGCAACTAATATCTTAATGATTGCAGGTCATCCAGGATATATTACTAGAATGGATGCTTTCAAGGTTGAACCAAATTGGTTTGATGGTAATACAGATGCCGACATCGTTGGTGGTGTATTATTAAAGGGTAGAGAAGTATTCTCTCATGATGTTACTTCTCCAGACGCATTCGTTGAGTTAGTAGCTGCTGCATCTTAGTTGATTGGAAAAAAATCGGGAAGCGAGAGCGACTTATAACAAACAAACAGGGGGGAAGTTTTAACTATAGACTTCCCCTTATTTTATTAAAAATGAAAGTGAGGTGCAGAAATGTACACTTATTCAGATTACATTACAAATACAGACTTAATCCCAAGAGGTTATAACCTATACCAAGAGGGCGTACTTGATGATATTCACTTTCAAAATAAAGAAGATGCAGTCAATGATTTTATGCAAGGATGTTGCGATATAATCTATAACTTGATTAAGAACTACAGAGGCATTAAATGGACTGATAATTTCTTTGAAGATATGAAGCAAAGCGATTTAACAGGTAAGGCGTTAAAATGCCAAAATGCGCTAAAAAAAGCACTCGTAGAGCAATGTATCTTTACATATGATTGTGGAGACCCACAAGCTCGTTCATTTAAGGGAGTAGAGCCTTATGCTCCAAAGGCAGTCGAGGCTTTATGGAACTTGGTAATATTTAATTGATAGGTGGTGTACCTATGGGAAGAAATAATCTTGAAGATAGAAGTAGAGACTACAACTGGGCTTTAAACGAAAGAACAAATGCTCTTTTTAAGTTTGAACTATTAGACGATAGCGACTGTAGAGATATAGAAGTTGCAGCTGGACTTAACATGATGCAAGTAACAAGAGCTATTCAAATAAATTCAAAGACAGACATTAAGGATAAAGATGTGCTTAGATTAAAGGGTCATAAGTTTAAAGTCGTAGCAATTTCAGACGTTAAAGATAATCCAGAGCAGGGCAGATTTAAGGGCAATTTAGATGATTTTACAGGATATTTAAGAATAGGGCTTCAATAATATGGACGTTAAAGAAATCTATTCATTATTAACTATTTTGAAAAACAGATGCCCTGTTGATACTGGACAATTGAAGGGAAGCATTCAGCCCGTTTATATGTCTAATAAAAAAGCGATCATTGTAATTGGTAATGGTACAGCTAACTTAAGAAGCATACCATCAGACCAATACGCAGCATTTACAAACAATGCTAAAACCCTAAAGACAGGTAAACCTAATAGGAATTACCATTGGGCTAATAAAGCAATAGACAGATGGGCGAGAGCTAACCTAGTAAATATTAAATTCGAAAATGAAGAAGAGGGGGAAGATACTGAATGAACTTATATGAATTTTTAGCTAATCAATTCAATAATGAGTTAGGAGCGAGGTATCTTATCTCATACAATAACAACTTAGAAACGGATTGGGATGCAATACTTACACCTGATATATGTCATGGAGTATTACAAATACAAAACGGACAGACAGGTAATGTACTTGGGTGTGTTGTAGAAACTAAAGGCGCAATTCTTAACATTGCTATACCTCTAAAGAGTACTCAAGAAGAGACAAATGATATTCTTAATGAGGAAATAGCGAATATTGAGCATGTGTTCAGCCAATATCAAAGAGATATTACAAAGAAGTTTGTAGATTTCGAAGATACTACAGTACAAATAGGTTATAACTATCGTGCTGATGCTGATACCTTAGGTACATTCAAGGGTATTACTTACGCATTAGTTAGCGTGTATTTAACTTTCTTAATTACAGATAGTGTTTTATATGCTTCTGAAGTAGGAGTTACTGTTGGTGGTTCTGCGCTTGGTGGTGTTATTTCTTGGAGTAGTTCTATCAATAAAGAATTCGATGGTTCTGTACAATTAAATTCTAGTGGAGTTAACGCCAAGAAGTGCATACCTAATAACTACGGATTAAGTTATAAAATCGATGTTGTAGTATTAAAGAATGATTTAACAGTAGCTAACTTATTGCTTTATAAGAAATTAAATACACTTTATACTTTAGCAATAAATTACGGTATTACCTTCGCAGAGAATAGTACAGCAACCGTTACAGAGTCAGAGAGCGTATATCTGCAGAATCTAACCATCATGGGAATTACTGCTGATAGCGTTAAGGCTTCTCTAATCTTTGTAGGACCAGGTTATTCTATAACTTAAGGGGGTAGATTGTAATGGCTGAACTTAAAGTTACAGTAACAGACGAAAGAGGGGGCAAAACTCAAACATCAGTTCATACAACGGACGGAGATGCAAAGAGTCCAAGCCAAGCATTACAAAATTCAATCCCAAAGACAAATGAAGCAGTAGATAACTCAGAAAGACAAAAGGCTTTAGCAGTCGCTACTATGTTAGGCTCTAGAGCTTTTTCTTATGTACAGTCAAATGTTGGAAGATACACAGGAAATTCAAGGAATCAGCAAATAGTAAATAATGCTATGCAAATTGGAAGTTTCACAGCTATGGCATACGCTTCTCCAGTTATGGCAGTAGCAGTTACAGGAGTAACACTTACAACAACAGCCATAGATACAGCGTATGAGCTTAAATGGGATAGAGCAAGTGCTAGACGTAAACAACTCCAAGCAGGAGAACTTATAGGAAGGAGACATTAAGACAATGACATTTCAAGTATATATTGATACAGCGTGGGTTGACTTAACCTCTTACCTAGAACAATCTAGCATCACTATTTCATCAAGAGCAGATGATAGCTTTGCAGTTAGTACTTTAAGTACCTTAAGGACATTTACTGTTCCAACTACAGCTCAGGTTGTAGGAAGTGGTTATAATGGTGCTTATCAAATGAATATACCACCATATACTCCATGCAAGATTGATGATGAATACTATTGGTGCAAGACAACAACAAAGCCTTTAATTTCAACTTTTGGAAACGGTAAGGTAAGTATTAGGGACGAGTTTGAAATACTTGAAGCAAACGCAATATTATCGTGCTTTATCGTAGGAAGTAAAGCCTTTAGTATAACAGGTACTAATACACTTGATATTGATAAAGTTAAAATACTATTCCAACTAATGGCTCAAAAGTATGGGTATAGCTTAAGTGTTTATGATGATACAGTTTTTGGTAGTACTGCAGAGGAATACTCTTTCAAAGCTGGTAGTACACTATATGATTGCCTAATCGATATATGTGATCATTCAGGATTAAAGCCAAGCGTTAGGTCATGGAGCGAAAATGGTAACTTAATTACTGTAGACTTTGTTCCAAGACAAGTTGATGTAGGTTTAACTTATTTATTGGTTGAAAGACTTGAAGCAAAGACTGTTTCGCAAGATGTTGATACATACTGCAAGTATTTAGAGACCGAAGCTTCAAATGTTGTTGATAGAACTACTCTAGTACATTTCAAAGACTTAACTTGTAGAGCTAAAGACGTGCTATTAAATGCAGATGAGGCGATTATTGAATTACCTTGCAATGTAGAATCAATCGCAAATATGTCTATTGGCACAGCAGGTCAAATTGTAGCATATATCGAAGAGTCTAGAGTGCAGAATTTTACTTTAGGACAAACTTACACAGTAGGTGCTGTTAAGAATGATATTTACTTTAGACCTGTTTACGATAGCATCCAACAGATAACTAATAATTGGTTGAGAGATTCAGATACATTCGTTATGACAAGTGAGACATCTGATGCAGGAAATAATTATCCTTCATTTATATTCACTTGCTCAGCTGTAAAAGCTAGAATTGAGACTTATATTCAAGAGAAGTCTAGATTTGATTTACTTCCTGCTCAATACCAAGCTAGTCTTATGGTTTATCAGTCAGGTAGCAATACAATCGAGAACTTGAATTCTTACTACAAAGGCGATATTTGGAACAAGATACTTGGTAACTCAAGAGATAGCGCAATGAAAGCCATCTTAACAAGTGGAGCTACATCATTAGCACCTAATCCAAGTACCATCATTGGTGGTGGACAATTCTACTATATTTCTGGTGGTTATATTCAAGCTAGAATAGCACAGACTACAGACTACAATCCAATACATTATAAGTTTGATGTAGATGCTTACTGCATAACAGATCCAATGCTTATTGATACTAAAGACGATACTCCAATAAATGAACTTGGTTATAAACCTGTTGGACGTTCTTATGATAATGGCAGCAACCTAATAGACTTCGATAGAGTAATCGATGGTATGCACACCAAAAATGAGACACTAGGCAGAGTCGAGTATCAAGTTGAAGTTAACACTACAGGCTTAAGTGTACCAAAGGCTAGATATAGTATGGTAATGAACGGTCAAACATATTACATTTCAAGTGTAATTACTACTATAACAGGAGTTAAGAGACTTTCAGTATTTAACCTAGTAGCAAACTACAATAAGAAAGCTGATTGTATCGGTGTAGCATCACAGTTCACTGCTACATATAACCCAACTAATAACATAATAACTAGACCTATCTTATTCGAGGATGGATTATCAAGTTCATCCTTTGATGAGAGTAAGGCTTATTACTTCAAATTTAAGTTTTTAGACCATAATGATAATAACTTATGCTCTAAGACAATAGGTAGCACAAACTACCAATTTTTATATAAACGTGCTAGTGTTGCAAAGGTTGGAAATACTGTTGTGCTTTATTGTAAGGCTAAAGACTTCTATGCGTTTGACGTGTATAGAAATCCAGCAGCAACTCACACAAGCAATAATTACGAGTTAGATGATGCTCCTTACGTAGATAATAGTAATGAGGCTGAATATGTATTCTGCAGCATCGTAACACTTCCTGAGTTAAGCGTTGATGGGTCTTTCTTATTACCTTACACAAACGCATCTGAAACAGTAGTTAAAGCCTTTAGTGGTGTTTACATCTACAAAGATGCTAGAGAACAACTAAGCTTCACAGTTCGTTTAACATTAACTAATTAATAAATAGGAGGACAAAATGAAAGTTTTTCTAAAAGATGATTTTACAATCGACAACATCGATGCAGAAGAATTAACTCAGGATAGCGTAGGCTATAACATACTTAAAGTCTATGTTCCTGAAGAAGTAGTAGAGGCTGCTGATACTTTCGCAGTATCATACGCAGCTTTATTACCCAGTTCTAGAAAGGTTGGGGCATTTGGCATGGTTTACTCATCCACAGATCCCGCCATAGAAACAGGCTATGCTTTATTTAAAGCTACACTACATCAAAGCGTAGTATCTTATCCTGGTAAGGTAGCAATTAGCTTTCAATTCGTTTATGGAGTTGATGGCAATGCAACACTTATCAAGAAGAATAGCTCAATCATTCAGTTTGACGTTAGGAAGAGCGTAGCAGTCAATAATGATATTCTAATCCTAGATACAGACCAAACAAGTACAGATGTGTTAGAGTCTTACAAAGACTTATTAGAGACTGCCTTAAATACTTATTTGACACAAGCAAATGCTGCAACTACTTATGCTAAATTGAATAACTCTAGCCAAGAGATTACAGCTTCTAAAATCAATTTAGGCTCTATCAAATATAATACTGCTTATCCTAGTAATAATACTAATGTAAAAACTGAGTGGTATTTTAATACTTTAGGTAGTGAAAGTTATATTCATAAAGATTATTATTTGCCTCGTTTGGGCGATGATGCTTGGAGTTCAAGAACAAGCTACAAACCATTTACACAATTAAATGAGGATGTAAGAGGCAATAACAGTGATAATACAACAGGTTTGGGAGCTGGTATTAATTCAAGTAATGGAACAAAACCAGATATTCAAATTATCCCAGCTTGTAGATATGCAGATGGATACACTTCTAAAGGATATGCAAGTTTTGGAATTGACCCAATCATATTGTTTAGACCAGGTTTTGCTTTTACACCTAAAGGACATATTAATCCGTTAGATAATCCAAATACTTGGTTTGGCTTTGAAACAGATTCAAACGATGATACAAAGAAGAGCGTTAAGATTAAGACTGCAGAAGCCTCTCTTGAAGTAGACAGCGAGGGAGTAAAGGCTAATGACTCATTAGTAGTTACTCAAGCAGACATTGCTGATGACTTATCTACAAATGATGCAACTAAAGTGTTAAGTGCTAAACAGGGTAGAAACTTAAGTAGTTCAATAAGTTATTTATCCAGTACAAAGGCTAATGTGGCAGGTAGTGGAAGTCAAAACTTCAATGTTAAAAAGTTAACTATTTACGGAGACAATAATATTGGCATTAATGGTGCTGCAATTATTCAGAGTACTGGCGGTCAAAGTTCTTATGGTAGTACAGGATACTTTAGAGCACAGAGTTCTTCAAATCAAAGTAACTTTACTGAATACAACGAGGGCAGTATTTATAGACGTGCTCAAACAGGGCCATCTACTTCTACAGGATATTCTTATACATTACCTAACAAGACTGGTACGTTTGCTTTGACATCAGATGTATCTGCCTTACAAACCCAAGTAAACAACCTAAGCTCTGTTCAGAACGTAGTTGATATAGTCGCTACTAAATCTGCACTTGATGCACTTACTACTACAAACTTCGAGGAAGACGATAAAGTCCAAGTAATCGCTGATGAAACTCATGATGGTGCTTCAACCGTTTACAATTGGACTGGTAGTGCTTGGGAATATGTTGGTGCTTATGGTGGTAATAGTTACACTAAGGCTCAGACTGATGCGTTATTAAATGGAAAGGCTGATAAATCTACTACCTATACAAAAACAGAAATAGATACAATATTGAACACTGTTTTAATTGAGAAATCTTTTGAAAGCCTAGCTGTTGACCAATTAACTATTACAGGATATGTTACTCAGGAAATCTTGAATTCTATTGGTACAAGAACGCAAGTCAAGTTAAGAATATATGATTCTAGTAATGATTTGACATTTATTTTAGCCCCTAATATGACTCCTGAAAATAATTTCTATAATTATAAGTGTACTTTCAATTCGCCTATTGATGCTGATGGAATGATTGAGATTCAAGGCTACATTAGTAGTGATAGAGAATACAGCTTCGTTATGAAAAATATAAAAGTTTATACAGAAGCTGAGGTTGATAACTTGTTAGATGCTCAATTCCTAACAGATGCAGAAATGAACGATTTAATTGAGGAGGTATATTAAAATATGAATGCACAATATAGAAAGAATTTAAAAGCAGTAATGCAGAAATCCAAAGAGTACACAGACAATATCTACTCTTTGGCAACCAATAACATAGCAGGAACAGATACATCTACAAATATTTTAGCTTTTACTGAAGATAAAGGTCTTTATGTAGGAAGCGATACTGGAAACTGGTATTATTGGAATGGTACTAATTATGTATCAGGTGGTGTTTATCAGGCAATGACTGTGCAAGATGGATCAATTACTTATAATAAATTAAATTCATCTTTAATTAATCGTTATGCTGATAGTGATAATATGCTATTTAATGCTAATGCTATTCAGCGTGGAAAATTATATACAACTTATTATTTAACTATAGATACTACAACAGTATTTGAAGTTTCTGTAACATCAGGTACTACTTATTTCTTTTATCCTAATGTTAGACATATTTCTAAAAGTGGTACAGTATTATTAAATGGTACAGCAGATGGAACAGGTCCAATTTCTTATACACCAGATTTTACAGGTACTTTATATGTAACATTCTTTAATAAAGATAGTGGCTGGATTATGTCAACTAAATCTGATTTTACTGGTATTCAGGGTTATAAATTTAATGGCTTATCTAGTGAAAAAACTAAGTATTTAGAACCTGACAACTTATTATTTACAGCAAAAAGATTTTTTAGAAATAAGCAATATTATACTTATTTAAGAGATTTAAATACAAGCTGTGTGTTTGATATAGATGTAACTTCAGGTACAACATACTATATTTATCCTGGATTTAGATGGCTTTCTAAAGATGGTGTTAATATATTAAATGGTACGCAGTATGGTTCAGGACCTTATGCTTATACACCAGATTTTACAGGTACATTGCATATTACATTTAGAAATTCAGATGCTGGATATGTAGTAACAACAAATTCAAATTATCTAGAAGTACAGGGTTATTATTTTAACAATAGTGAAAAAATTGATAAAATAAAAGTTATGACATTCGGAGATTCTATCATGTATGGTTCAGCGCTATATGGAGTAGGACCATGTGATTTATTATCAAGAAAATATCAGCAAATTAGAAATACTAATAATGCTGTTAGTGCTTCAACTTTACAGAAAAATACTGGTTATCCTTGTATAGTTGAAACTATGCTAAATTCAAATATTTTAACAGATAATCCAGATGTAGTAATATTTGATGGTATGAGAAATGATATAGGTAAATCAACACTTGGAACTTATAATGATAGTTTTGACTGGCAAACAAACGGTTATACAGATTCCTTTGTGCATGCTTTTGAATATTTCGTTGGTTATATTCGTACTAATTTACCTAGTGCATTAATTATTTATTTAATACCTAACACATCTTTAACAGCAACTTTATCAGATGAAAAATCTTATATTGATATGATTAAGTTATTATGCTTTAAGTGGTCTATTCCTTTAGTTAATGTTTATGAAGATGGAAATTTAAACCCTAGAATTAGGGAACAATTACTTTTATATACTGATACATCAGGTGCTGAAGATGGTACACATCCTAATGAAGCTGGATATAATAGATCTTACTTACCATTAATTTATGAAAAATTAAAAAATATAATTATTAAGTAGGTGATTGTATGAAGCTAATACTTTATAATAATTTTAGTGAATCAAATAAGGTTGATAAAAATATTACCAAAATTGCGAGGATGCCAAAGCCTACGCTAAACAATTATTAAATTTAGTTTAAAATTACAAAAACCGTTAACTAGGGGGAGCAATGCTCCCTTTCCCTTTTTGGGAGAAAGGAGATAACAATGAAATTCGAGGGAAATTATATTCACGTCTGCTTAAATCCAAGAAAGAATTTATATGCAGACATTCCAGCCAATGCCTTAAATTTAGGCAATAATTACACAGTTCAAGACTTGCTTGATGATAGCAAGAAGCAGGACGAAAAAATCGAAATTTTAGAAAATAAAATCAATGAGTTAGTCAATAAGTACAATACTTTACTACAGGCTTATAAGACTAACAATGTACTTACTAAACTACAATTACAGGAATTAGAGAATGGTAAGTAATAAGTAATAATATTATTAAGAATTAAAACATTAAAAAAATAACATTAAGAAAAAAAGAAAATCGGAGGAAATTAAAAATGGAATCTTTAGCAACTTGGTTAGCAAATAACGCATCCCGTGTTTGGGCGTTTATTATTGGCTTTATTTCTCTTTATGGTGCGTCAATCGTGTTATTAGTCATCGCTCTAGTAAAAGCTAAATTAAAAGCAATTACAGAGGCTAATGCTATGACTGAAAAAGAAAAGAAGTTAGTCGATAACTTCATGAATGCACTTGATGAGTTTAAGACTGCAATTATCGAGAATTCAAATGCTAACACTCAAAAGAGAATTGAAGCAATGAAAGAAATTGCAGACTTAGCAAATGCTGAAAATGAAAAACTAAAAGAAGCTCAAGAGGTCAACTCTAATACAAATACTGAAACAACAGAAACTACTCTAGATGCGCTTAATGGTTTAGAGTAATAAGAGAGGGGGCATTATTATGTTCTTTCAAAATATAGAAACATGGAGCAAAAAATTGATGTGGACGGTAACCATCCTGTGCTACATCTTTTATTTTGGTCTCATCATTGTAGCTCCAGCAGTAACCATAATGTGTAAGTATCACATTTTCGAGAAGACATCAGGTTTTAGAAACATTACAGGCTTTGGCTTGATTGTGTTTGTGGTCTTTGGTATCGCTGGTTATTGTTTCATTAAAAAGGCACTTACTAAGCTTCCAAAGATTAGCATCATGGAACAAAGATTTAGATTTGGTATTGAGTGTTTATTTGACCTAATGCCTTTAGGGATTGCTTTATATGCACTATTTGCAGTAAAGGATGATATACACTTAGCATTTCAAACATCTAAACTTTGCTTGGTTTACTTTCTAGTAGGTGCCCTTTGGAATAACCTATTTATCAAGTTTATTGATGCTGAATGGGATATTAGACAGGGTGCTAAGTTAGATAAAGAAAAGAAAAAAAGAGAAGGAGTAGTTTAATAAGCTATGAATACAACACAAGACTTAATTGATAAAGTCTTGTTCCATAAGACAGCCATCATAAAAAATATGGTGGCTGCCATTATTATGGTCGCAATCTTCGGGTTTGAAGGATGCTTTAACTTTGCGACTCTAACGTGGAGCATAGACAAACTAGCAGACCCAGCTCATTGGGTAAAAGTAAGTACAAAAGTAATCCTATTTCTTGCTATTAAGGCAGTAGCTTTATTAACCTTTATGGATGTAGCAAGAAGAACAAATAAGAATTTAGTAAAACAAAAAAATATCAATGATAAATTTATGAAATTAAAAGGGAATGATTTCCCTTACTATGTAGAAACAATCCTTAACCCAAGCATCAAGATTGAAGCTTGGAAAAAACATATTAAAAACAAACTTGTAAAATTAACAGAAAAGGCAAAGCCATATGACAAGGCTTTATACTTCAAGATAGATAACCCTGACAGACAACTAAATAAATATTGCATTGAGCGTGAAGAACTAGAACTAGAACTTACTGATGAATGGATTGATAAAAATAAAGACTGCTTAACTATAAAGCACTATGAACAAGTAAATCCTGACATCTTTGATATTCCAGTGAATGCTTCCAAAGATAATAAGTGGCAGCTAACATCTAAAGCAAAGACTGCTATCGCTATCTCTTTAACTACTGGAATTATATTCTTGACTATCTCTCAATCTATTTGGCAAGCTACAGGCTTCGACAAGTTGGATAGTTATGATCCATTAGCCATTTGGATTTCAATGCTTATGGATTTAGTATTTTTATGTTGGCAGTTCTTTACAGGAGTAACTAAAGCTTTTACAACAGTAAACGATGAGGAAGTAATTCCTTATTGCAACAGAAATAGAATATTGAAGCAGTACATCTTCTGGAAAGAACCAGAGAAAAAGGATAATCTCACAATTTGGCTTCAAAGGTTAGAGCAGGAAGCAGAGAAAGAAGCTATAGACAATATGAATAATAAGGATGAAGAGGGAGCTTAATTGCTCCCTTTTTTCTTTTGGGTACAAAGTTGGGTACTTTTTGCATAAGGATTTAAAAGAAATTAAAAGATTTTAAAAGAATTTAATAAACTTGGTGTCTGATATTTACTTAAATTGCTTGTAAAATGTCTGTTTTCCATAAGCTTTTAAAAAGAATTAAAAGAAAATAAAAAAATATGTAATCGAATCCCTCCGTCGACGCCAATAAAAAATAAATGGCTTAACTAAGCCATTTTTTCTTTTTCTATATTGAGAATTGGGTACTTAATGGGGTACTATTTATTATTTTGTGTCATTTTTGCCCCATTTTATACCACTTAGAGCAATCTCATCCTCTCCCTTAAATAAGTGCCAATAGTGGTTCATTGTAATTGAGATACTGCTATGACCTGCCCTTTTGCTTACTATGTTCAAAGGTACTCCATTCTTTAGTAACAAAGTAATAGATGTATGCCTAAAGTTATAAGCTGATATGTGCCTTACTCCTGATAAGGCTATGTGCTTGTCTAGTTCTCGTCTTAGGGTAGTTTCAGCAAACACATTTTCTTTGCCAAAGATAAAGTCATCATCCTGGTAGTCTTTAACTCTATCATTTAAGTATTCAATGTCATCTTGTGGCATCATGACTTGCCTTATAGATTTTGGAGTCTTTGGTTGTTGAATGACTAATCCTTTACCCTTTAGCTTATTGCTGCAAGTCTTATTTACCCTTAAATATTGACCTACAATGTCTTTTTTCTGTAGGCATCTAAATTCATTAGGTCTCATTGTGGAATCTAACAATAGTTTAAAATACCAATAATAAGTTAAGTCTCTGTCGCTAGATGTATCAAAAGAAGAAAAGAACTTACTAACCTCTTCTTGACTCCAAGCAATTCTTTCTTTTTCAGTCTTAAAGAACTTGACAGGTTCTAGCTCATCAAGTAGCTTTGAGTTTACTTGATACTCCTTTTTTATAGCATAGTCTATTAACTTTCTCATGAGAGATATAACTTTATTGGTATGACGTTCAGTAAACCCTTTGCTAATAAAGTCATTTTTCCATTTATTAAGTTCTTTAGATGCAATCGTATGAATATATCTTTTTTCAAAAAAATCGAAATACTTGCCAAATATGAACTCATAATCGGCTATTGTAGTAGGTTTGACTTTAGTTCTTTGGCTTTCAATAAAAGCATCAAAAAGGCTATTCATTTGGATAGCCTCTTTTTTTTCGTCTTGAGTAGTAGGATGCTGTAGTTCTTGTTTGTCATTGAATTCGGCTAGTGAAGCCTCATCACGAGAATAAAAACCTTGTTGTCTTCTATGGTGCTTAATTCCATCTACTACTTTCTTATAGTCGAACTTATAGCGTTTCTCTTTTCTTGATTTACCGTTCCCCAGTTTAACAGAAACGATGTACTCATAGACTGGCATTATAAAATTAGATCCTTTGGCTCACAATTAAAAATTTGGCATAGTTCTTGCACCAAGTCTGCAGGTACTACGCAAGTCTCTTTTAGTATTTCAGAAACCTTTTGTTTAGATATACCAAGCTTAAGAGCCAACTCATCAGGCGTAATCTTATATTTCAAGCAGTATAAATTAATTGTATTTCTCATTTATTGTTTTCTCCTTTATGTTTTAAAAAGTCTATGTAATCAAATACTTGTTCCATATCCTTAACGTTTAAATCTTCAATCCTTTTTAAAAACTCCATTTGAACTTTAGTGATACCAGAGTTTGACACTTCGGTAACTGTGTATTTATTCTTTCGTTCTTGTGATTTCCCCAATAAATAATCATAAGAAACTTCAAAATATTTAGACAACCTTTGCAAGTGGTCAAGAGTCAACTCTCTTTCTCCAGATTCCACTTTTGATATAGTAGTTCTGTCTATACCTACAGCATTAGAGAGTTTTTCTTGAGTTAGTCTCCTTTCCTCTCTTAATTGTTTTAGTTTATTCATTAAAATTTCACTTCCCATATTCAATTTTTATTATATAGTTTTGTGTCAAAAAGTCTTTATTTTGTGGCAATATGACTAAAATTTTAAACTTTTTGTATTTTTTTCTTGACATTCTGCCACATTAGAATTACACTATTGTTGAAATGTGGCAAATAAGCACAAATATAAAAGGGGGTTAGGCTATGAAGTTAGTTTATAGATTAACTTACTCTAACGGTTTCGAGCGTAACACAATAGTTAAGGGAGAAACTCCTATTAACATATTGAATGATATTCTTGATACCTGGAAGAAGTTAGGCATCACAGCCAATTTAGTTGATGTCGAAAGATAGAGTAAGAATTGAAACACCGAAAGGCTCTTTAGAGATATGGAGACCTAATATTGAAGAACTATTGAAAGGGGGTAGTCCAATGGAAACATTTAATAAGGTAAAGTCCTTTAGGGTTGGCGCAAAGATTTCTCAAGAAGAAATGGCTAAGGCTTTAGGCTTATCTCGTTCAGCATATATCTTAAAGGAAAATGGAAATGCAGACTGGAAGCTTTCAGAAATGAACAAGTTTGTTGAAATTGTGAATGAAAACACAGGCTCAACTTACTCGGCTGCAGAAATATTTTTTTAAAGTTAAATGTGGCAAATTGGCACATTATTATGCAA